CCAGTTGAGCGTCTTGACTGATGCGGTCGAGCTCGCCCTGGAAGGCAACACGAGCCTTCTCTGCCTCAATGCGGAACTGCTCCTCATTGAAGAACCCGCGGGCGAGTTTGTCCTTGAGGTCGTCAATGCCCTGCTGATACCGCAGCGCGGCATCGAAGCCGGCCTGACCGAACTCGCCAGCCTTGGCAATCGCGGAGTCGAGCCCCTTCTGAGAATCGGCGAATGCCTTGTCGAGTGCCTTGACTTGCTCCGCTGTTCGCTCGACCGATTCCGCGGTCTTCTCTGTAGCTGCTGCGGTCTCTTCAGCGGTTGAGAAGAACGACCGGAAGAAGCCGATCGTACCGTTGACGGCATCGCCGAACGCCCCGAACACCGAGCCGACGGTACTGAGAATCGGCCCGAGCACGGTGCCAATGGTCTGGGCCACTACCGTGACGATGTTGATGAGCCCGCTGAAAGCCGTAGCGATGCCTTCGACCAGACCGACGAACGGCAGAAGCACCGACTGACCGAGACCTTGAATCGCTACGCCGACTTGATCGAATGCAGCACCCAACCCCGCGAACGCCGTGCGATCGGTCTCGCTCAGTGCCGCCCCGAAAGTCTGGATGTCATCGGCGGCACCGCCCAACTCATTGAAGAACGGCAGCAACTGCACGCCGCTGCGACCAAACAGGGCGATCGCCGCTGCTGACCGCTGGGCAGGGTCTTCGATCGCAGCCAGCCGCTCGCCGATCAAGTCGATCCTCTGTTGCTCCGAAAGTGCCCCGAAGTCTTGAACCGACACGCCGAGCCGCTGCAACGCCGCCTGGGCTTTCTTGCTCTCTTCGTCTGCCCCCGCGAGCGTGTTCTGAAGCCGGGCGAACGAGCCGCTCAACTGCTCGATCGAAACGTCTGCCCTGCGGCCTGCTTCCTCCAGCGTCTGCACGAACTCGAACGAGACGCCCAGCTGGGTCGATAGGCGAGACAGCCGCTCGACGCGATCCTCCAGGCTCACCAGCCCGCGAGCGACCGCAACCGCCCCGGCGGCGAACGCCGTGATGCCAGCCAGGGCGAGGGTAAACGGGTTGATGAGAGCCGTGACCGACGAGGCGATGCTCGTGAGCCCGGTCTTCAGCCCGCCCGCGAACACCCGCGACAGCCCCTCGCTCGCACTCGCGATGCCCGAGATCCGCCCCGCGATGTTGCCCAGCGGGCCGGGCAGCACCGAGAACACCCCCGAGAGTTCGTTGAACTTGAGCGTCGTGCTCGTCGCTGCGGTGTCGATTTCTTTCTGCTGCACCGCCAGCCCGCGAGCCGCACGCTCCGCGTCGGTCAGCCCCTTCGCGGCGTTCTCGGTCGCCCGGTTGTAGGTGTCTAGCGAGATCCGCCCGGCGTTCAGTTGCTCGTTCAGTTCTGCCTGGGTGCGGTCAAACCGCTCCAGAGGCAAGAGGTTCGCTTCGGTAATGCGGGCCGCACGCTCGAAGGCGGCGGCTTCTTTGTTCACCGCTTCAGTGAGTCGCTCGAAGCCGACCGCGAACTGCGTCGCAGCCCCTTCGCCACCATCGCGGAGCGTGTTGATGAGATCCTGCGACTCCTTCTCGAACCGAGCCTGAGCCGACGCCGCCGCTTCGCTCTCGCCCGCGAACTTCGCGAACTGACTCGTCAGCTTGTCGGCTTGATCGCCCAGCCCCACAAGCGCACGCTGCACCGGATCGAGCCTGAGCCCGCTGGCGTCAGCCGTAACCCGCAACGCTAGTGAGAGGACGTTAGCCATTGTTCGCTTCGAGATCGCCGAGACCGAACTGCCGTCGCAACTCCAGCAACGCCGCCATGTCCTGCGACTCGTGCTGCGGCGGCTTCTCTATCGGAATGAAATCCTCGGGCTTGGGTCGTTTCGAGTTCTTCCCGATGTGCGGAGCCAGGAGTGCCGTGACGATCAACGCCGTCTCCCGCCACGAGTCGGGCAACGCCGAGTAGTAGCGGTTGTAGGCGATCCACTCAGAGAACTCGGCCGAATCCATTCGCGTGCCCAACTCACCGACGGTCATGTGTAAGTCGCGAGCGACCGCGAACATGTACCGCCGAGTCGGGCTCGCGTTCAGCCTTTTCCCAGTTCTTGCACATCCTCCTCTGTCATCCGGTTGTGCTTCATCGCTTCATCGAACAGCCGGCCCATCACCGCACCCGACTTGCTCGCGAGCTTGTCGATCTGGTCGCGGCTGAACAAGAGCTTGCCGGCCTCGTCGCACAGCACGCCCGCGAGGTACTGCGTGCGGAAGTTCTCGATGCCGGTTTCCTTCTTGCCGATCCACTTCCGCTCATACGAGTCACGCTCGCCCACGCTCATGACGCGGATGAAGACATCGCCGCCCCACTCGGGGACAGGAACCCGCTTCAGTCCGAGATCATCCGCCGCGAGAATCTGATCTGCCGTCAGCGTCATCTGTCACGATCTCCTAGGGATTAGTCGGAGCCCCGACCGTATCCTGCACTCTAAAAGTGAAGGCAAGCCGCACGACCTCATTCGCGACGGCTTCGATCCGCTGGTCTTCGTAGATGCAATCTGAATCGAAGAACGTGACCAGCGTTCCCGCCGACGCGGTGCGACCCGAGAACGTCAACCGCTTCCGCCGCCCGTACTCGCTCACGGGCAGATGAGCGGTCGAGAATCCAGCCAGCCGCAACGTGCCCAGGCTCGGCGTCCACGTCGTGATGCGCCCGAGCGGCAGCCCGCGAGCGGCGTCCAGGTCAAACGCCTGCACCTCTTGAAGCGACTGACCGCCCCAGGTGATCGTGAACCCTTGGCATGGAATCGCCATGACGGCACCCCGTCATGACTAGCGGGCAACCGTGATGACGCCCTGGCCCCGGATCGCGTCGTTCGTCGCCAGCGTGAGCGTCGAAGACTGCACGGTGTAGTAGCTCGCCGCCGTGCCGCCGACAAGGATCGCGCCTGCAACAGAGAGCTTGTACGTGCCGGTCGAGCCGTCCGCGATGACGATCTTGCCGATGTAGTCGAACGTGATCTGCCGACCCGAACCGCCGTCCTCGGCAGGAACCACGAGCGGCGGCGTCAGCCGGGCAGCAAGTTCGCCGGTCGTTTGCCCGAGGTGGGCAACGTCGATCTGCGAGTCGCCGGCTGCTCCGGGGTTCGTGTTCGAGATGACGATGTTCGTGACGGTGTAACCCTGCACACCCAGCGTGAGTTGAGTGCCAAGGCTCGTGGCTCCACCGGATGCGGTATCGTGCGGGGTCGAGAATGACACGGGCTAGATCTCCTGCCAAAGAATGGTGTAGGTCTGCGTCACGCTGTAGACGGCGGGCAACTCGCCGCCGGCCAACTGCACGAACCCGTCGCTCTCACTGAGCAGCGACACGTTCCTGACTGAAATCCAGTTTCCCAAGGCACCGTTGAAACCATCCAGTACCGCCCGGCAGCGGTCTGCCAGTTCCCTTACTCCCTCATACGTGGTCGCGTACATATCCACGGCCAGCGTCACGGTAGCGATCCCAGACGGGCCGGATAGGGTGGCTTCCCGCTGCACCGCCTGCCGCCGCCAAGTGACGAACGGGATCGCCGCCGAGGCGGGGGCGATGACGGGGTACACCCGGTCGCCCACGATCTCCGCGACGGCGGGGTCGGCGACCAGGGCATCGCCGATGAGGCGTTCGGGGGATTTGACGCTCATGAAAGATTGCCGCCTGTCGTGGTGATCGCACTCAGGGCTTGCTCTAGTGAGATCCGCAGTTCGCGAGTGAGGATTTCCGCCACCGTTTGGCGGGTCTGGTTCCACGCCGTTGTTAGCGGCGGGCGGCCGGTTGAGCCGCCGACCGGCATCGCAGGGATCGTGATCGGATTTTTGCTCTTCCGAAAGAACGCATTGGGGTAGCCCGGCTTTGTCTGAACGCGATGCGGCGTCCCTGACCCTCTCGCGGGTCTCGGAGTGGGGATGAACCCGTCGAAGCCCCCGAGACTGTTGAAGCTCGACGCGATGTATCCGCCCTGCCGGGCGACTGCGTGCGATTGCACTTGCGTCACCTTGCCAGACTTCATGGTTCGCTTGTGCGACTTTCGCGTGTACGGCTTATCGGCTGGCG